ACACTAGAGCCATAATCGTGAAGGACCTCACAGAACAGACAGAGAAGTATTATGATGAGTTGGCAACCACGGCCGGTGTGTTCGCAGGGCTTGAAGCTTTCGGTATGCGCAAGGTCCTCGACACTGCGGTCAAAGCAGTCAACAAGGCAGCAGCGTTCAAAGCAGCTGTTGATCTACCCATGTCCACAGGGGGACAACTCCTCAAGAATTTTGTTTTCAACATCATCCCAGCTGAAGCAAACAGACTCGTGGGCAGTCTCCGGATGGGTGTCACCCAAGGAAAGACGAACAAAGAGTTAGTCAAAGACCTCATTGGTACGAGAAAGCTCAACCGCCGGGATGGAACGTTGTTGACATCAAAAAGGAATGTGCAAGCTGTCACCACCACTGCGACCCAGCACGCGGCGAGCGCGGCACGTATGAGGGTGTGGGAAAAGAATGCTGACATCGTCAAAGGTTATCAGTGGGTGTCGGTGCTCGACAAGCGCACCAGTAGCACATGCAGATCACTTGACGGCCAGAAGTTCTTGATCAACAAAGGACCCATCCCACCGATCCATATGCGTTGCAGAAGCACAATATACGCATTGGTAAGTGGACAGGGCCAACCAGATGCCGACCAGGACTACTACACTTGGCTGAAGGGCAGGAATGCACCCTTTCAAGATTCGATCCTTGGACCAACACGTGGGAAGCTTCTACGCGATGGTGGTCTGACTGCCACAGCGTTCGCAGAACTGAACCTAGACAAGAGCTTCAAACCAATGACACTGGACAACATGCGCAAGCAGAACCCAGAGGCGTTTGAGATGGCAGGACTTTGATAGTTGTCCACACGGATTTCCTTCGACTCCGCCCATATGAGCGATTGTAGAACTTTTTTATGTTCTGTCGAGTATAAATTTCTACAAGTATTTAGACTTGCACCGATAACCAGTTTCCGTTTTGATGCTGGCTATGAAGTTCATAATTACTACCGAAGAACACACTGCGCTCTCTGACGACCTCAAGAGCCAATATAAAGAACAAGACGGCGCTCTTGTACTAAACCTTGAGGGCCACGAGGAGCATTTCGTCCCGAAAGCTAAAAAGGATCTTGCTGAAGGCCACCGGCGCGAAGCTGAAAAGAACCTCGCAGCTGCTGAAACTCGTGAGGCTGAACTCCTCGTCAAGCTTGATGGTGCCAGTGGCAAGAAGGAGATTGAAGAGATCCGCGCCAACGCCGCCGCCGACATCGAAAAGATCAAGGGTGAGTTTGCCGAACGTGATGCAGCTGTGAAGGCTGAGTCAAACAAGAACCTCATCGCTGTTGAAGCGGGTAAGTTTGCAGGAGACAAGTTCACTGTCCCTTCACTGATCCAGGACAAGTACGCCTCAAGGCTACAAGTCGAAGAGATTGACGGTAAGCAAGTGATCCGTGTGCTTGAGGCAGATGGTACAGCATCGGCTAAGTCGATTGCTGACCTGCAGAAAGAGATCCTTGACAATCCAGAATACGCAACCATCATCAAAGGTACTCAGAGTTCTGGCGGCAGTGCCGACAACAACCAAAACAGCGGTGGTAGCAGTGCGCCAAAGGCTGTAGAGTTCAGCAACGCGAACATCAAAGGCGCTACAGCAGCAGTTGAACAATCACTGCGTGATAGCGGTCACTCGATCTAATTTGATCTAATTCAATCCAACCCTTATAAAATAAAATATTATGGCTGCAGTACTCTCACCTCTTGAGGTTTTTAACCTCTCCGTTAATACGGCCCGCACAGAAACAATCGCCCAACAGGTTGATAAGTTTAATGGTGCGTCAAGCAACACTCTCGTCCTGACTTCTGCAAAGAACCAGGGTGACTTTAACTCGGAAGCCTACACAGCCGAAATCGCTGGTCTGGTCAAACGCCGCGACCAATACGCGGACGATGCTGTTGCTGCTATTGATCTTGCGCAGTTGGTCGCCAACTCGGTCAAAATCGGTGCAGGCACGCCTCCAATCAACGTGGACCCTCACTGGTGGACATGGATCAACAAGAACCCAATTGAGGCAGGTACTCAAATTGGTATCCAGCTGGCGGTTGCATCCATGCAAGACATGCTTGAGGTTGCCACGATCAGCTTGAACGCTGCTTTTGACAATGTCGGCGCAGCAGTTGTCAACGCTTCCGGCGCTGTCGCAAGTTTGGTCAACCTTGATGTGACATCTGCATTGTTTGGTGATCGTTCTCAGAACATTGGCGCATGGATCATGCACTCTGGTGTCTTCCACCAGTTGTCTCAAGCTGGCCTGCTCAACACTGAACGTCTCTTCACATATGGCACTGTCAGCATCATGCAAGATGCCACTGGTCGCCCGTTCATCGTGTCGGACATCGCCAACCTGAAGGGCGCAACATACTCGACTCTTGGTCTTGTCACTGGTGCTGCCACTGTGGAACAAAACGGTGACTACTTCATGAACGTTGAGACGTCCAATGGTAAGGAAAACATTGCACGCACTCAACAGTCTGAGTGGTCATACAACTTGTCGCTGAAGGGCTACAAGTGGGATGAAACCAATGGTGGAGCAAGTCCTAGTGATGCTGCTCTCGGCACTGGAACCAACTGGGACAAGCATGCGACCGACATCAAAAACACCGCTGGTGTCAAGATGACTTCGTTGCTAGTCGCTGCATAAGCCAGGAGAAGTTAAACCTTGCATTTTCAAAGCCCACTCACTAGAGTGGGCTTTTTAATGCCCAACCCTTTCAATATTAACAGAAAAATAACCATGAGCAAAAGTGCAATTTACTTCATCGCGGGGTCAGTCCCCACTAAGTCTGAGGCTGCTGAGATTGAAAAACTCGGCATGTCGCGCATCCGTAATGCTTCCCTAGTATCCGGGGCAAGCAGCATTGAGCGGTGTGACACAGTGGCGGGCGCGGTCCCGACAAAGTACAAGAATCTAAAGGGCGTCAAAGTTGTCACAGGCAAACAGAGCAAGGAGCCAAAGGCAGGCAAAGACGACAATTCACTTTCATAAGGCACCTTTGTACGTGTGTTAGTGGGGAAACCTCAGCTGGTTGGAGTCCGGCTGGGGTTTTTTAGTGGACAAATGCTAGGAAGTGCTTTCTATGGTAGGCATGGCTTTAATCATAGAAGATGGAACAGTTATAGCGGGAGCAAACAGCTTCGCCACGGTGGAGGAAGCCAGGGCGTACACGGAGGCAAGAGGCGTTGAACTCCCATTGGATGACGCGGAGGTAGAGCATGCTCTTGTGAAAGCAGGAGATTACCTCATCTCGTATGAACAGAAGCTCAAAGGGCAACGTGTCCAACAAGCCCAGACAATGGTGTACCCTCGGTTTGGTGTGATCTTGTATGACACACAATTTCCATCTACAGGGATTCCACAACAACTCAAGGATGCACAGATTGAACTTGCGACATACGCCGCTGACGGAGTGGTTTTGCGCCCAGTTGGCGCAGGTCGTGAGACTAGGCGTGAGGAAGTCGGCCCGATCAAGCTGGAATACTTTGAAGGCGGGCGGTCATCGATTGACCCAGTTTTCAACGCAGCAAACGACATCTTAAAACCACTACTCTCCAGCGCGGGAGGCAACTTTTTCCCAGTATACAGAGCATGAGTGGATTCAATTACAAAGCACTGCAAGACAGTGCATACAACATGCTGAATCAGTTCGGCATGACAGGGCAGATACGCCGAAGCACCAGCGTGTTTAACCCTGTCACAGGCAAGAATGATTCTGAGTCCTACGACGAGACAGAAGGCAAGATGGTGTCTCTACCATCGAATAATTTCCTTGTGTCCTTTGATGAAAAGATCGATGAACAGATTGCCCGCGTAGGGCGTGTGTACATTGTATCCTCAAAGGGTCTCGCTTTTGAACCTAAAGTTGGCGACCTCATCCGTTATGACGGCATGATTATGGAAGCACTTGGTACAAAGCCGCTCAACCCAGCAGGCACCGCGCTTATCAACTATGTAGGTTGTATAGAGAGCGGTGAGACATGGGCGTAAACTTTAATGCAGACATCTCCAGGTGGGCAGGAAAGACATTGGATGAAGTCGAAGACACACGCAAGAAGATCACAACTGACTTCTTCTCAAGCACAGTCATGTTCACACCTGTGAAGACTGGCGCACTCAGAGCAAACTGGTTGCCCTCAAGCGGGTCCCCCAAGTTTGGCATCTCTGGTGCTACTGACAAGAGCGGCCAAAGAACCATTGGTAAGATCCGATCCCAGCTGGCAGGAGGAAACAAGCACAAGGACCAATCTGAGTTCATGACAAACAGTTTGCCATACGCCAACAAAGCCGAAACACTTGGTTGGAAGATCACATCACCCTACCGTATGGTAAGCAGAAGTTTCCGTAAGACGGTCAACATGATTAAAGCGAGGAGTTTAGGATGAGTTATACAGACAGCAAATTAGCAATCAACCAGATGGTGGTTGACCTCCTCACAGCGCAGGGCCTTGAGAATGACACACAGTGGGAGAACACCGAACTCACCGACCTAGGGGGCAGAGCTGTTTGGGCATCTGTAGAGGTGAACTCAGCAACGCCCGGTACAGTCACCATGGGCAAGGGTGGCAGTGACCGTATGGTTGGGTTCGTGAGTATTATGTACTCAGTCCCTACAGACAGCGGCACCGGGGTTGTGGATGCACTTGTTGAGGAAGCCAGGCAGATGTTGCCAGCGGGGAAAAGCTTCACAGAGGGAGGTACACGAGTCATCGTCACAGCGGTTGGCACTGACGCGGGAACAACGGTTGACAGTTGGTTCGTTCGTCCGCTTAATATTTTTTATCGTACGGACTTAGTCCGCGCATCATTCTAACCAACAAATAAAGGGAAATATC